TCTTCTACCTTTTGTTCTATTTTTTCATTAGACAATAACCATGTTGTATTTGCTAAATGATTTAACATAAATCTTTCATCTTTATCAATTTCATCATAGCCAAAATAAGTATTGTTATATTTTATTTCACCTGGATTTGGAGTTGTAAATCTTCTAAAAGGTTTATTAGATAAAAATACTTCTTCTGTTGTTCCAACCGAAAGCCAATAGTAATCAGACAAAATCCATCTTGGTCGATATTTAGTATCAAAATGAATTCTTTTCATTCTAATATGATTAAAATCTGGCTCGTTAATTATAATCATAAAAAAATCTGTATCGTATTCTCTATCATCTATATAATGTATAATCCACTTATGAAAAGGTATAATAAATTTCAGTTCTTCTTCATTTGTGTTTTTTTCTCTTTCTTGCATTATATGATTAAATTCTGTAAATCCCCATTTACCCAAACTGAATATTGGAATTTTCATAATATCTGCTTTTTCTTTCTCGTTAAATGGTCTGCCATTATGAACCATTTTTGCACTACCTTGAGTATCTTCACCGAAAAAATAAACAGTTTGATTAAATTTATTATTTAGATGTTTATCTAATCTCATAATGTTTCTCCTTTGTTCCACGTGGAACAAGGGGACAATTTATCCCAAATTAATTGGTGAACTAAATCTAAGTTATCTTCTATTTTTTTCATCTTTTTTTCATAAACTTGATGTTTATCTATATCTCGTTCGCTACAAGCTCTGTACTTTTTTCGTACTTCTAAAAAATCTTCATTAAGATAAGTACATAAATCTCTTAAATCCTGTAATGTAAAATCTTTTAAATTTGCTTTTGTTAATTTTCTTAATGGCATATTCATTTTGTTTCTCCTTGTTCTTTGATTTTTGTTTCTAAGTCTTGAATATACATTTTACATTTTGCTATACTTTTTTCGTTAAGTTGAATATGCCATTTGTATGTCATAATTTTCTTTATGACTCTTTTTTTGATAGTACCTTTTTTAGTAAAAGTCCAATTATAATTTGGTGTATATTCTGGAACAAATAATGGTTGTAGATGATAATTCATCCAGTCGTTGTAATCAATAATATTGTCTTCGTATCTCCTTATTCTTCTTTCGTAGTCCTCGATTGTATTTCCAAATCTGTCTTTCATTTTTTTGTTTCTCCTTATGCTATCTAATAATTTGAGCATGATATAAAGATACCTGTTTCTATAACATTGTCAAACAAAAAAGAAAACTTTTTTACAATTGTCACAAAACCCCTATAAATAAAGGATAATATTATATTGACAATTTTATAATATCGTTTACTTTGATAGAATGAATATAAAAAAAATTACTGTAGATTATTTTTTACATGGAAAAACTTTTGAACAAATTGGTAATGAAAATGGTGTAACAAAACAAGCAGTTCACGCTTTTTATAATCGACATAAATCGGAAGCAAAACAAATATCTCAATCATTAGATTGCTCTTCTAATTTTAATTGTCAGATGAAATTTAAAAGAAAAAAATTAGGTTTATCGCAACAGCAACTTGCTGATAATCTTGGAACTTATAAATCAAATATTTGTTTGATAGAAAATGGAACATATAAAAAATCAAAATATATTCCGTTGATTTGTAAACACCTAGATATTAATTGCTAGAATATTCTCTACCTTCTACTAAACAATCATATCCTTTTTCTTTGTTTGGTATAAATAAAAGTTGTTGTACAGAAAACAAACCATTTGATTTTTCAAACACAACTGTGAATCCACGCTGTGAAGAATCAAATGCTGTGTAAAGTCCATCTGGCATTTGTGATAAATCGCATAAACATCCATTACACCATCCACCTAAAAGAGAACCATCCATTTGTGTTGTTATAAACATATCGAATCTATGATGATGACCAACAATAATATTTCTGTTTGTATAATTTAAATGTACATGAGCAATATGTTTTGGTGTTATAAATCCTCTTTTTTCATGACCATGCATATAATATAATTTCTTTTTTCTACTGTATGGACTTTTAACTTCTCTGATATCAAATTTTCTAAATTCTAATAATTCACGTATAGATAATTTATTTTTTAAAAACGGAGCTAATGCACTACATGATGACATTATTTTTTTTTGCATCCTTTGTTCGTGATTACCTTCAAAGTAAATAAAGTTTGCTTTTGATGCAATCTTTCTTAAATTATTTAAAAACTCAGTTGTTTCAAAAAGTTCTATATCTATATTAGAATTTGTTAAATCAGGACTAAAACTTGATATAGGATAATAATCAACTAAATCACCACCAAGAATTATAGTGTCATTACTAGTCAATGAATAATCTTTAATAATATCCATTGCTAGACTTAGAGCTTTTTTATCTTGATAAGGTATATGAATATCTGATAAAAAAATTGTTTTGCTAGTGTACGTTCTTTTTCTCATTTGCAACCCTTAAATGTTTGTCAATATTAAAATAATGCTCATTTACATCTTGCATTATTTCAAAAACTTTACGCATTATAATCTGACATTCTGGGTTGTTCTGTTTATTTTTTTGAGTAATGAAATTTAGTTTAACTAACAAATCAAATAAAGCATTGATGGAGATTCTAAAATCTACATCATTCAAATACCATCTCCTTTGAAAAAGCGATTTATAGTTTCTAATGCTTTTCCAATCTTCACATCTTGGGGAGTAAACCTCAAGATATACCAAGATTCTAGCACAGCTTCATTGTATTTGTCCATATCAGAAATAAAACCTTTACCACGATTATGTCTTCCTGATATCCAAACACCACCTTCAATTTCTATTGCTAATCGAGATTTTAAAAATGCTAAATCAAAACGCCATCTTCTTACAGGATGAAATCTATGTTCTCTAACAGGTATTTCTAAACCACCAAAAAATATAATTTGTTGTAAAAGATAATCTGACCAATCTACTTTTGGTTTCTTGATACGAATTGGTTCTGGCATTGAGTTCTTTGTAACTCTACCCATCTCTCAAATCCCTCAGCTCTTTTATCTGCAATTTGATTTGCTTCTTTTTGAGCATCTGCTAATTTTTCTAATGACCTTGCAATAGCTCTTATTAATTCTGTGCTGCCATTTCCATTTACATTTTGCTGCTTCATAACTAGCCAGACAATTATTACTAAAGCTGGAGCTTGACTCAAAACAGCGATAAGCTCAGTTTCCATTATTTTAACATCTCTCTCAACAATCTATTTTGCTCTTGGCATTTCTTTAAATCTAACACAGAATTTATAGCATCTGTATTTTTTATGCAAAGATATCCAGATATCTCTGTAGGACATTCAAAGAACTCTATTTCTTGATATTTTACCTTTTCTGGTAGTTCTCTTTTAAATTTTAAGCCTTTAGAGCACGATATAAGGCATAAAAGGATTAAAGTAATGGTAATATATACCTTTTTACCTAAAGTCTTTATTTGCCTAGTTTCTGTGCTTCTCATGGCATATCGACCTATCTACCTAAAGGATTTGCTGTTTTTGCCCTTATTTCTTCTAATTTAGCTTCCATAACCTCTAAACGCTTATCTAATATTGCAACTTCCTTCTGTAGCTTCTCTACACTATCAGAACCAACTGCTTCTGATACAGCATCTAATCTATTATTAAAAACTCCCCATGCATAAAAGCCACCACCGATAGTCATCACAACTCCAATTATCATTGCATATTTTTGTAATGTTTCAATCATTAATAACCTCTCAATTTCTTTAATTGTTTTTCTAGTATAACTCTTTTAAGAGTAGCTTGTCTAATACCCTCTTGATAAATATATAATGGGTCATTCATAGCTACATTAATTAATTTATTATCTTGATAAATTTCTTGTCCACCTAACATTCTCAAATCATCATAATTATTACCTTCATAAATTTTTCTTGGGTCTGTATATGACTTGTAGTATGCAGAGATATCAGGTTGCTTTGATTCAATAATTTTAGCTGCAACAATATTAGTTGTAGATAATTGTTGATTTACTGATTTAATTGTCTTCTTAATTTGTTTCTCTATAGATTGCACAGATACTCCTACTTTAACAACTGGTTCATTTATTGATTCTTTTTCAACAGATTCTTCTTCTATATTTTCTGTAATTTTTATTTTATTATCTTCTGGTTTTTCTTTTATTGTTGATTGTGGTTCTTCAGTTGAAACCTCTTCAAAGACTTGTAAAATTTCTACTTCTTCAAATTCTTCTTCTAATTCTTGTGATGTTTCTAAAACTTCTACTACTTCTTCTTTAAGAGTTAGTACAGGTAATTCTTCAATTAAAACTGGTAATGGTAAAAACTCTTCTAGAAATTCTGGCTCAACAAACGTTTGTTCCCATTGTTCAAACTCTTCAATAACTTCATCTATATTTTCTATTATCTCTTGTGGTAAGACTTCATCATCATAAGTCATTGTTAATTTTGCACCTAAAAGATTTGCACCACCTAGACTTCCAGTACTGCCTAAATCAACGCCACTCCACTCCCAATAAAATTGGTTACTACCAACACCATTATAAGTTACAGAGTCTTCATATTTAAAAGCGTTGCTGCCATATCCAGCATCAGTATTACGAGTTTGATTTACAATTGCTAATGTATTGCCATCATCATCTAAAATTTTAATTGTGGTTGTATAAGTATCTTGACCACTTTGTGCATTTCCACATTGATATTGTGAGCCAAGCCATTCACAATTTTGTACAATAGTTGTTCCATCCAAAGTAATACCATTATCTAATTGTTGTTGACTTGCATAATCAGTCAAGTTGCCAGTATAGTTAATGCTTCCACTACCATCAATTTCTAATTCTTGACCCCAATCACGTATACCACCTGAAACATTAAAACCATTCGTATTAACTTTTGGAATTGAACTATCTATATTTTGATAACTTGATGCTGAAGAATTCGCATTAGGTAAAATATTTTCAGTTGTTATTTCTTTTGCCATTGCTGCCCAAGTTAATAACCAAGCAACTAATAACAAATAAAAACATTTAATCATCATCCCCATATAAATTGTATTCAGTATCTATAGGAACAAATTTTTTCTTGTTATCTATAGCTGCTCTCCTTTTTAATTTTTCTACATATTTATCATAGTCGGGTCTTTCAATATCATATTTTTTCCATTGAATTTCAGCATCTTCACCAATGGCTCCTTCGAAAGGACAAGGAGTCCCACTCATATCCATAGCACTAAATACTCTATCATCTTGACAAAGAATTGCTATTGCAGCAACTCTCATATTAAAGTCATAAAGTAATTTTGATAACTTCATTCTTTCACAATTATAATCTGTTACATAAGTGCCACCAGAAAATCCAACACCTGTAACTTGTACACCACCACTTACACCAACTATGCAAAGGTCTTGTGAATAAGAACTCATAGAGGGAGCCGTAGCTGTTCCGACTGGTATTTTAGAATTTTTTGTCGAATTGTGGTTGGTAGTGGTATTTGTAGTAGATTGTCCACCAGAATAATTGTTAGTGCTAGTAGAAGTATACCCACCACTGATAGAAGTGTTAGAGCCAGAAGTGTTAGTTTGATTTGAAGTTGAGTTATCAGTTGCATTGACTCCAGTTGTAAAAAATAAAATTAAAATAAATAACCATAAGCTATTCTTCATTCCTTATTCTATTAAGTTCTTCAGCTAGAGAATCGTTCTCCTTGTTTTTCAATCTATACTTCCAATCTTCAATTTTTTTTGATTTCTTTTTTTCGTGTTCTAAAATTTTTATTTTATCTTCTAAGTTAAGGACTTGCTGTTCTAGTTTTCCTACCTTTCGCTTATTAAAATAATCTTGCAGAGCAGCAAATCCTTTACTTAATAAACTTGTAACTATAGAAGAAACAATCTTAGAAATCATTAGTCTTTTTTCTCTTTAAGTAACATTGATACTAAAGCAGCAACAGAAGCTAATGCTGTTGAAATTGTAGTCCATTGTTCTGAACTGACTCCAAAGGCGATTGCTAAAGCTGATATACCAGCGTACGTTGAAGGTTCCTTTAGTCTATCTAATAATGTCCACATAATACTCTCCTTTAATTTTATTCTTGCCAAAATACCATTGACATAGGAAATTCCGTATCACCACTACTTGATGTATTTCCATTCCTACCTTTAAATTTAACAAATGTTGAGCTCATAGTAAATAGAGTTATATTTCCAATAACGTTAGATGAGTGTCCTGTACCAAATTGAAATCCCCAAGAACAACCATAATCGCCAGAAAAAACTAACGTTGAAGCAAAATTAGCTTGATATTTACCAAAAGCAAATTTTGTTACTGATGAAATATTATATTGTAGTGCTGGTAATGTACCACTTGCAGTCATACTAAACCATGCTCTGGGTAACATTTTTACTCTTGGAGTTCCAGATAATTGTTCAGTCAAAGTAGTAAAATTTTCTTGTATCTGATTCATTTTAGAACTTGTTAATACTGAACCTGAATTAAAATTAAAAGTTGTATGATATGTTGCCATTATGCTGTACTCACATCTGTATTATAAAATATTGCAGTTGCACTTATTGGGTCATGAAAACCATGACTATTTTCATTAAAACCATGATGTACTACTTTAAAAGAACTTGATGTTGCAGTATGAAAATACATACAAAAAATTTTTTGCTCTGTATCACTAGTAGTATCATGTGCGTTTCCTAAAGCATATAATGATGGACTACTTAGTGAATTTGTTTGAAAAAAAGAACATACTTGAGAAAATGTAATAGTGTATTCGCCAAGTGAAGTTCTAGTAACTGAACTTATACCTTCACTAAAATTTATACCACTAGAATCATAATTTACTATTGCATGAGCTCTTCCAATCATAGTTGGACTATCAGTTTCATTATCTACAAATGCTTGAAAACACGAAGCAACAGAACTCATAGCTGAAGATGTCATAGTGTCTTTAAAAAGAAAAGTCGGTAGATTAAATGCCATTGCTTGGATATCCTAGTAACACTCCAAATTTACATTGTGATACATCTGTATCTCCACTATCTGATGCTCTCCAATAGATAGTTGATGAACTCCCAGTTTGACTTAAACAACCAAATTGAAAATTACGCCCTTCTGAAACACCATCTTTAACACCTTGAAAATTTATACAATTGAATTGTGTTTGATAAGAAAAGTTATAATTAATTTTGTATGTTCCTGTACTAGGAAATTCTACAGATGAAATATTTTCTCCAAATATCAAAATGTTATGACCTATTCCATGAAAATAAATAGTCTTAACTGGTCGATTCTGAAAAAAAGGGTCAGATGAAACTTGACCTTCTGTTTCAGGAGCAGAAGCTATCTCTGCAAAATTCGAAAAATTATTATTCAAAGCAGTTGAACTAAGTTTTTGTCCAGCAGTATAAAGGACATTTTTAAAAGCCATTTACTAAATATAACTTAACTTTATGCTAACTGTCCAGCATCTGAATCTAAAACACCTATTTCATCATCATCAAGTTCAAACACTGTAAAATTACCAACAGTTAAACCATGTCCTACAGATAAATCCATAGTAATTGTTTGATTTTCAATATCAGTAGTTTTTGATATTAATGTAAATGGTTCTGCATTTAAATTTAATTCATCATTAGTTACAAATATAATATCGCCTAATTGTTGCTGCATAAATTTAATTGGGGTTTTAACTTTTAGTGCTACTTCTGGTTGTCTTCTTCTACCAACAATTCTTTGTGCTAAATTTAATGCAGAGCCAGAATCAACATACCAAACTAAATTATTTGTCGGTTCTTTGCTAATTTTACCAAATGAATTTACAGATGCTGTATTTTCAAATCTGATTGTTTGTCTAAATCCAGTTACAGAATTACTGGCTACAGTAAATGAAATAGGTACTGTATATTCGTTACACATATCAAAGGCATCACCTGCTGCTGAAATATCTAAAATATCAGAATTTGTTATTGTAGCTGAAAAAGATTGTACGCCAGTTAAATTACGAATAAAATTAATTTTATTATCACTTTCTATGTAAATTGCAGAGTCTGTAATTTCTGCAATATTTTGTAATGCAGATACATAATTTGTTTGATAAGGAAAAAATGCCTGGACAACAATTGATTCACTTCCCAAATTATTTTTCCAATTCAACCAAGATTGATAATTTATATCAGTATTAGCTGTAGATGCTGTATTATCTAATTTAGCTCCATAAGAATTGCTTGTTAATATATCTAATGTTAAATCTGCTGGATTAAAAGTAGCTGAAATAAAAGATGCACCTTGTTGTGATGTTGTATCAGTTGAAATTTTTATTTCAGATAATCTATCTAATTGATTTTTGAAAGTTAAATCTACTTGAGAATTTTTGTAATCTGCATTTATTAAAGTACCTTTAGCAACACAACCAAAATCTATATGTGAAGTGTTAAATTGATAACCATAATTTAACTCTCCTTCTTGTCTAAACTTAGTTCTATTTTCTATTATTTCATTCATAAGTTGCGATGCATTTTCTAATGTAACAGTAAATCCATCTGCTGTTACATCTTTGTAAGTTTGAGTTACTGCTGGAAAAGACATTACACGATTTGTAAAAATACTATTGTTAAAAGAAAATTGTCTTACTATAGAACTTGGATTTGTTTGTTTTTGTTTTTCTAAAAAAAATGGTGTTAAATCATGTCCAGTTCTACACGCACTACGAACAACAGTTGCTAAATCTATAGAGCCAACTTCACTTGCAAAGTCAACACCTGTCATTGTTAAAACTTCTGGTAAACCTGGAATTGTAATTTCACCAACAGAAGTTTGAAAATCTACACCAGTCATAGTCATGATTGGTGGTGGAGCTAATATGCCATAAAGTTGATATGCATTTCTTCTCCAAA